AGTATCTAATTCTACAATATCAGTAATTGCGGTAGCTAACTTAGTTGAATAATCTCTTTTTTGATAGTCTTTAATTAATACAGTTACTTCTTTAATATCTGTACTAGCCGCAGAATATAAATCTTCGAATACACTTATATCTAAAAATAAAGACAATAAATCTTTACGTTCTTTCTGAGTCATTTCAATAAACCCGGTATTGTTTCCTTGTACAGATAACGCAGTTAAAATAAAATCTTCATAAGTGCCTAATATAGCACGAATATTATCATTAGTTTCACTACGTTCTTTACCATTTAACATAGTAACTTCACCTGATTCATCTGTACTATAAAAGTTAATATCAATTCTTACGTGAGTTTCATTTCGTTTTGTACCTATTTTTTCGATTGTATATTCAACACCATCTAATTCAAATATAAATTTAGCATTAAATGACATTGCTTTATTATTTAATACATGAATCGCTTTTGAAGTTCTAGAACATTTATCAAAAATACAATAAGTTAGTGCATCTAACATGGTAGACTTACCAGAAGCATTTGGTGCAAATATACCATTAATACCTTTAAGATTTGTAAAATCAATAACATTATTAGCACCATATGAAAACATATTTGAAAATTCAAACTTTTTAGGTACCCATGTTTTATTTCTAGGCTGAGTTGTTGAACTCAAAGATGAATTTACTGTTCTATTAACATGTTGTATACCTGATAAAATTTCATCTGATATTGCAAATTTGTTTTTAAGATATCTAGTAATTAATTCGTTTTGATATTCTACATCTCTTACATCTCCAATATTTACTTTTTGAACTCTGTTTTTATTAGTAAAATCATTTACCTTTTGAATGGCTTGTTCTGTAATATTAAATTCTGATTTTACTTCTGATATACATCTTTCTAATTCAGAACCCGATGTATTTTGAGACTTAATTCTTAATTTAATTTGTTTACCTGCCAATGTTTTAGGAATTGGAGTATACATGCCATTATCAATTAATAATGTATAATAACATGTATCGTTAGGTACTTCAACGAATGAAGATGACTTATCTTTTGTATTCCATACTAAATATCCGTGATATAATGCTTCGCCATGATTTTGTTGAATTAATGATCCCGGATAAGCAACTGTTTTTTCTGAATTTAAATACTGAGCCGGTTTATGTATATCACCTAACAATGTCAAATCATATTCATCAAAAGTATTTACAGTTACATGTTTATTAGTTAATGTAAATCCAACATCGGTTTGTGCCGTATCTACTGCACCGTGGTGTAGTGCAATTTTATAATCAGCTTTAAATTCATTAGCTTTAATAAAAGTAGCAGGCTGATCAAATACTGACATTACTGTAAAATGTTTATCTGCTAATTGATACACACCTGAATCTTTTAAATAATACATATTAGGATGATTAAGTGCATTTACAATAGGCGTTAATGCATCTAATCTAGATTTATTATTTAAATTACAATCGTGATTTCCTGTAATTAAAATAGTTGGTCCTAAATCAGCAAATTGTTTAAAAAATTCTTGTACAGCTTGTACTAATTCAGGTGTCATATCTGTTTTAGCATGTACAATATCGCCGCCTAAAAATATAATGTCATTAGGCCCAATATCTTGCTTAATTAGATCTACAGTTCGATTAAATACTGTTTGATATTCATTATGTCGTTTTAAATTACGAATATGAATATCAGCTAAATGATAAATTTTATCAATTGTAGTTAACGTAGATTTTAATTTTGTTATTTTCATATATTTAATTTGTACATTATGTACTTTTCAAATGTTAATTTAGGTGTTTCTTTAATTAAAATAGACATAGTTTCAAATCCAATGTCCGCAGGATCTTTTTCTTTTAAATCTACTAAATAAACTTCTACGCCGTTATTCATAAAATACTCAGCGTGTTGCAAAGCTTGCTTTTGTGCATCTTTATCTAAACAAATATACAGTTGCTTTACTGATTTTTCAATAACTTTCTTACGAAGATTTTCCGATATAGTCTTCCCAAATAACGGAATTGCGTTTCTTCTAACTGATATAGCATCAAATGCGCCTTCTACTAATACAATTGGTAATGCCCAATTTACTAATAAATCAAATCCTATTATGTTTTTAGATACATCTGGATTTTTATGTTTAAATGCTACGCCTTCATAATATGACCTACCTACAAAATAATTTAATTTTCCAAATTCATTGTAAGATGGAATTATAATTTTCTTTTCATATTCGCCTGTTTCGCAATAACCTATACTGTATTTTATAATTTCAGACAAAGTAACATTACGTTTTAGTAAATAATGAATCGCATTTCTATACTCAATTGAATTAGATGGTTTCCATAACGGAATGTACTCCTTAGGCAGGCTTATTACTGTATTAGAAGAACTAACAACGGTTCTACTAAGACTACTATATTCTGGTTTACTGGTTATCTTATAAAGTTCTGTAAATCTATCCCTAGGTAGGTTTAAGGCTTTAAATAAAGTATTAATTCTTTTACCCGAGGCGTTGCAAACCCAGCAGTGCCAATGATTTTCATCTGATTCTGATACTACTTGTATTTCTAATTTTCTTTTTTGAGTATTACAGAATGGACATATAAAAGCATGATTACCTCTGTTCGTAGACTTTCCTTTGCCTAATACAGATGTAAGTAACTCAATTAGTCTTTCTTGATTCATTGTACTATAATATAAAGAAAAACTGAATAGAAACCTAATTATTTTACTTCATTTATCCATTCGGTTGGTATAAGTTTATCTGCATAAATAAACCCATTTTTAGTACACCAATCTGCATATGTTGTTTTTGATGCTTTAGATAATTTTGTTTTAGAATTTTGAAATACAAAACGAATATCTAATTCAGGATTTTGATCTTTAATCAATAAATGTTTTTTTCTATCAGCAGCTACAAATCGACCTTTAGTTTCTATATAGATTCCATTAGGTAATTTAAAGTCAGGATGATATTTGTGATTCGTAGCAGGCTTAATATACTTAATAATATGCTGTTCATATTCGCCGTCAATACCTTGCTGTTTTAAAGAATCATCTACATCAACTTCAAATCCAGATCTGTATCCTTGTGCCCGTGCTGCTTGTTTTTTACTTTTATATCTTGGTTTCATAACTGTTAAATATCAAATCTAACAACGACATTTGTATCGACGTTGCTTCTTTTTTGTATAGCAGATGCTAATTTTCCTATAGCTAATAACTGCCCTTTATCATTATATAATCCAACCGTAGTCATATATGGATTAAAATTTGGGTTGGATGCTATTTCTTTAGGTACTGACGAATTTAAATCGTTATTTCTTCTAATCGTAGGATTCGAAGTAAAATTAAATTCATCGGAATTTAATCTACAAATATATTCATGTTCAAATAAAGTCAATGTAGAACTAAACTCTAATAGTAATCCAGTACATATAGTAGATTCATTAGAATTTGTTTTTTCATTATACAATAAATCTGAAAATATAAGTTGGTTATATGCTGGCCTAGGATCTGATAATATAATCTGACCATGTTCATAAATAACCTTACCTACTTGATTTGAATTAATTGGATTTTGATATAATTGATTAATCTGCAAATTAGTTAATGCAAAATCAAATAAGTTTAATTCAAATATTTGACCTGACATCGAGCCGGTACTAGTATCTAATGCACCAATGACAATAGAACATTCATTTGCAGTATTATAAATTACATCAATCGTACTAGATATTAAAATATTATTTACATACAATGCTAATGAATTATCTATTTTTTGAAATATAATATGATAATTTGTATTAGGCAATAACGTAGATTTTAATATTGCAGTATTAATACCGTCAGATCGTCTACATTCTAATTCTGAGGTAACTAAATTATAGCGAATATCATATGAGTATTTATCAGATACTTTAGATGATAAAGATGTAACATTAACACCGGTGTTAGATAACGTGGTCTGATAAGATGTAGTTCGTTTTGACACTAAATATACATAATCTCCATCCGCTACTGATGCTGTTATATTTGAAATATTTGCCCATACTGAAATTGCAAATTCTTCATCGGGTTGATAATTGTATTTTGCAGAATCATTAACTAATAAATAACTGTTATTTTGTAACTTTAATGAATTACCATATCCTATAAAAGACGAAGTAAATGCAATATTATTACCTGTATATTTATCAGTATTGTAATACTCTGACTTTAACCAATTCGAATCGTATGTAGTATCATTAAATGATACACCTAAAACATTAGTTATTGGAGTAGGTAAATTTCTATCAATTAAAGAACCATTATTATCATATAACGATGCTGATAGAGCTGATGCTGTATAATTAAATACTATAGAACTTGGTCTAAGTGATTCACCGAATAATTGTTGCGGAATAGATACTATACTTGCTTTATCATAAAGTTTAGATATAGCCGTCGATGAATAACCGAACGTATTAGATGGTTCTAATGACCGTTTATAATATAAATGATCTAAACTATAATAAATAACACCCGACGGTTTATCATTTGCGGTATTAATTAAATACGAAGATGAGTCAATTAATTGTTCAACGGCTTCTAAAGTAATTATATTACCAGATTGATTACTAGTATCTGGCTTAATAGCAGATAACCGAATTAAATCAGTGTCAATAGTAGATAAGTTATACCTCCAAGATTTAAAAACCTTAAATGGAGTTATAGACTTGTCAGCTGTTTTAATTGATTTGAATACGCCGGGTGTAGCCATTAAAATACATCTATTTAATAATAAATATCAAATGTACTTTAATAGTCAATTTTACATTTAATCAATACTTCTGAATTAAATGATTTTTGAATCGGTTGAGATAATTTAGCAACTGCTAATAATTCTTGACGATCATTATATAATCCTACTGTCGTAGCATATACTTTAGGATCGCTAATAAATGTAGGTTGTTTAAATTCTCCAACTGATCCCGTAGTAAATGTAGGATTATTAGAAAAATTATATTCTGCATTCTTCATTCTCACAAAGTAATGAGTCGAAGTAACATTTTGTTCATTTCTAGCTTGAGGTGCATTAGCTGCTGCAATAACTACCGAACCCGAAATAGATTTAAATAATTTCATTGCATTATCGCCGTCTACATTTGATCCTGTTACTGAATTAAATGAAGCAGATGTATTTAACATTGTTCCATTTAATATTAAAATACCCATATCTGGATATGCTAATCCATAATAAACAGGTACGCCGCCGTTTTTATAAACGCCATTAGTAATAGATCCAGATACAATATTATAAATTCTACCTGAATTACCTAAAGTAGTATTTGTAACAGTTGATGAATCATCAATCAATGAAATAACTTTATTTGAACTAGATACTGTTACATTCGAACCTGTAAACGTGTTATTTGTATATGTACCTCCATTTAATTCAGCTAAATTAAACTGCCAATTACCTGAATTTAATTTTTCTTTAATTCTTGCTCTATCAAAGTTAATTGCATAGATTTGATCTGAATTAGTACTATTTGCAAAGGTAAATGTAGTATCGCCAGGATTAAGTAATAATAATCTATACTGAGAATATATTGCTCTCGATGTAGAATCATTTAATGTTCCTTGTGCTGATGAGCCAGATCCTAATCTATTTCCGTATGCTACCGCAAATTGTGATTCTGCGATTGATGTAGTATCATTATAAACTGAATAATAATACTGCTTCGAAGATGTTGATTGTAATGACGATGTAAATAAAGTCGTTAATGAAGCTGCATTACCAGTAAATAAACCAGTTGTTACTGTCGTTTGTTGATTTTCAACTACATCCGATGCTATATCAAATCTAGTAAATATACGACCAGATGATACCGTTTGTGATTGTATAGCTTGTTGAGCTATAATATCATTTGCTATTTGTCTAGCACGAGTTTCAATTTGATCTTGTAAGTATGCATTGGATCCTATTGATTCCGGAGTGATTGCTATATCTGCCATTTATTTTATGAGTTTGTAATTGATGTTCCAATAGCAGTAGCTAATTCTGTTTTCTTAACAGTTAAGTTAATAGTAACTCTACCACCTGTTTCATTACCGATAATTGTAATAGTAGCTGACTTATCAGATACCAATTGTTGTTTTGCAGTGATTGAAAAAGTAAATCCTGTGGCTGCAACTGATTGAGCTGCTTCCGAATCTCCTATAAATCTAGGAACGGTAGGACTTACACCTGCTGCAACTGGTTGTATAATAGATAAAGTTGCAACATCTGAATTTGAAAGAATTGCTGTATAACCTAAAGTTGCATTACCTTTATCAAAGTTAACGGTAGTAGGTTCAATTCTAGAAATTTGGCCGGGTGAAGTTAATGTAATTGAAGTTTGTCCAACTGATATAACTGGAATCCTAGCAGTCTTTTTAGGTAACGTTACTAATTTATAACGCATTATATTAGACTCATCAGGTGTGGCTTCTACTAATGGCATGTTTTCAATAATGATACCATAATAATCTGACCCTAATGGATGTGCTGGGTTCCACAAATCATAGTCGATTTCATCATCTGCTACTGCAAATTGTGTAATTTTAAACTCATCTTTACCTTTTGAAAGAAGTTCTCTTCCTTTTTTAGTTAAAATAGCGTCAACTGTTATTGAACTGTTATCTAAATATGCCATTTTCTTTATTATTTTTAATAAATATTGTTTTGTAAAAATTATACATTTGTATTGCTACCACCTACCTTTTTAATCTTTTGACCTGTAACGGTTTGGTCAATTGTGGTTATTTGTTTATCTGCAAATGTCAATTGATTTGGATTAACTTTAGTTACTTTAACTACTGGACCGCCATCAACTGTGGCAGCTGAATTAATATTAACTGCCGGACCTGTTAATTTGGATCCGGCATACGTTTGATTTTTTAAAGCAATATGTTGCATTGAACCTTTTTCAAAATCTTGTATATCGGATTTCTTATATGTTCCTATAACTGAAATGTTATCTACAAATAAATCAAATGATGAAATTCCATTAATAACAATACTTAAATTAATTCCACTAATATTTGGAACTGCAGTGTAATTATATGTAACAAAACTTCCTACAGTACTAGTAGACGTTGCATGTAATACTCTATTAGTACCTGCTGCAGATAATGTTAATGCTGTAGTAGTAGGTAATCCTAATCCGGTTTTATCTCTAACAGCAAATGAAACGTTAATATTTTGATAAATGTTATTTAATGACGGAATAAAAATATTAACAAATTTCCCTCCGCCTGGTCCAGCTGAACCTGAAATCCATAAACATGATGATGTTACAAATCCTGGAACTCCGTCGCCGCCTGTTACGGCTATTTTTCCTCTATTTGTAGCATCTGTATTTGTAGAATATGTAACGCCTTGATCGCCGCCTGGTACTATTCCATTCGTATATGTAATATTTGAACCTATTGCAGCGACTGTATTAAAATAAAAAGTAGGATCTGCGTTATCAAAATTTAATGCATTACCAAATATATCAGATAAGTCAGTACTAGGAACTAATAATTCAACAGATGGTCTAGAATCTAATATTATTTTTTGTATAGGTGTATATGATCCAGATTCTTTAATAGTAAATGATCCAATTTGTCTTGTTTGTAACCATGTACCTGTTAAAATATTAATATTTTCTCCTATACTTTCAATTAAGCCAGGCGATACTTGTCTATACTCTGCATTAAAAGTTGCAGTAGAACCAGACATTTCTGCTGTTGGTAATGTTTCGTCAACACCAGATACTAATATCGTATCATCTACATTAATTGAACTAGTATGATATAGGTTTTGAATTGAAGCTTTACCTAATGATCTTACTTTGTTTCTTTCTAATACATTTGGTTCAATTACTAGTCCAGATATTAAATTGGTTCTTAACGGAACTAATCGCTTAATGTATTCAAACAACGTAAAATCATAATCAACTAATGATCTAAAATATGCTTCAAAGTCATTTTTACTATTATACTTTTTCCAATATTTACTAGAAAATGATTTTAATAATGGATAACTGTCTTTGTATAAATCATTAGGATTTCCAATATAATCATCTATTTCGAAGTATCCTAATTGATTAAAAATGTCTTCATTGATTGCATTTTGTG